CCATCCCTCATCAAGCAATTCTGAGATATCACTGGCAATCAACAAATTTTCTTGCTCGTCAGGTCGCCACAGTATGTCATACAATGTCATACCATTGGACAACTTAACTTCGCCAGCCATCTTACCTAAGTTGTGTGTAATGTTCTGCGAATAAACACTGGTTGGTTGCGTCACCATCAAATCAACATCAAGACTCATTTTTTAATCCATCCATAATAAACTTACCAAGATTCGGTTCAGTACGAGTCTGACCATATTTCCACATAACATACTGAACAATCTGCTCAGTGTATGCTTCTAGTCGCATATCCCAATTTGCTTTATCCTTACCCAGAGCATAAACATCTAAGTTAGTATCTGCTGCCAGTCTATCAATCCGTTTCATTTTATTTCCTTAGAATTATCCGCACTATCTTTGTCTTCCCGTAGTTCGACAAATACTGGGAGGAACAAACTTTCTTCGCCAGATTTATTTTTAATCCTAGCATTGTATTTGATAGCGACAATCTTCCCAAGAAGATCCTTCTCTTTATATGTTTTGCGATGCGTGTCATTGAATCCACTTCCTACATTAACTTTAACGATACCATCGGCAGACTCACAGATAATTGCACCGAGCCAATCAGGTTTCTTTTTATGTGGCTCAGTTCCAACAATTTTCAAATCACATTCGAGTTCGCCTTTGAACTTTATTTGGTGTTTTGCTCGTTTATCTTCCCAAACACCTGAGCCATCTTTCAAGATGATACCTTCTAATCCTTCAGAAAGATAACTCTCAAAAATTTCTGTCGCTTCTTCAAGCGTGTTTACAATATTGCTAGTTACTAGCCAAATTTTCTTTTCAGTTTTAAATGGAACAACATCCAGAATCGTTTTCAACTTAGAGAACCTGCGAGAGTAAGGTGTATCGCAGTAGGAATCTTCAAATAAAACATAGGGAATAGCATCCCAAACTGAAGCATGCACCATGTCTGCTTCTTTTGCTGAGATAGTTCCCTTAACAGCCTTGTTTAAAATTCCATTACCTGTTTGACGATCCATAAATTGACAACCATCAGGATCCATTACCATTAACTCACCATCAAATACCATGTCTGATCCAGCAGAGATTGCAATAAATTGATCTTTCAAATCTGTATCCAGTAAAATTTCTTTACCATTACGACTACGGAATTCACAAGTCTCATTTTTAACGATAGCATTGAAACGCATACCATCCATCTTCAGTTGCGCATAAGCAGGAAATTTAATTTTGTCAACTAATTTCTGCTCATACCCTGAACACAACATAACAGGATACTCTTTAATAAGTCCTGGCCAAACTGCATTGGCTGTTGAAATTGAAACACCACACATTAAATCTTTCTTGATGATACGCTCAATTACCTTTGCGTCATCGGCAGAAACTTTCTCAAGAACTTCTGTCAATTTGTCGATCGCAGCATTGCCAGTGACCAACCGATTACACAACTGATAGAGGTATGGGAATGCATCTTTAATGTTAAGATTTACACTTGTGTTGTTCGGAGTGTACTTCGGAATCTTGCGCTGATAGAAGTTGGTGAAGGGATCTAACGCCAAAGAGATAACTTGACGAAGAACGACATCGTTGACATTTGCCTTCAGTGTGTCGAGTTTGAAGTTGCGGGAATTATCCGCAGCCAACTCATTAAAAAATTTATTCAAATTCACAATCAACCCCTTCTCATTGTCGCAATAGCAACTGCTTCTTCATCACTAAAAATTGGTACGGCATTACTTTTATGCATGGTACCAATACCTTTTACCTTCGTACCTGTATAAACAGGATTTACTTTCTTAACGCAAGGTGCGCCAATAAAGGGAAGACTTGGAATCTTAGGTGTCTCACGACAAGCAGGTTTCCCAAGCGAGTATACATCACTGAGTTTCTCGTGCCTTACTGGGGCAGTCGAAGTCTTTGTTTCATACTTCTTTAACATGTTTTCCCAATCCTCGCGCAACTTTCTTGCCTTGGCATCTGGCTTACGCTTTTTACTCTTACCCAAATTTGTATGAAGCATCTGCATAAAAATTCCTTACTTTTTCAAGTCGATAGAATAATTATACCGCATTTTCTAATTAATAGCAAGCAAAAAAATGCCCCACGCTGAGTGGGGCTTGCAGGAGGGGTAATAACCCTTTACTCTGTAGGGGTATCCCTCTTAGATCCTTTTTCTTGCTTTGGAGGTGCTTTTTTGGCTTCTAACTCAGCATCCGTCATAAGACGAATAAATGCACCACGGATATGTGGGTCAATAAAAGTTGCAGCCATACGCTTTGCAGTCTTGCTTAGTCTAAAATTCTTGTCAGGTTTATTCATTAGTCTCTTTCAAAGGTTTTTCTTTAACAATTTTCTCAGGAAAATATGGTTCAATTACATAGTGATTAGCAGACCACCATCCGATGGCAGAAAAGAATCCTACAACTATCCATCCAGCAACTATCATTTAATTCTCCGTAAGTTCATTTACAAAATTCAACAGTAAGTCATGGTGTCGACCACCATTATAGTATTTATGTATGTATTGCCATGGTTTCTGAAACCAGTACTCAGGTGCTTCAGGATGACACCCTATCAAACCTATTCTTCCTTGTATAATTGCCATCGGATCATTGTTTGCGTAGCGAGCAATTACTTTAAATCTTTCTTCATCACCAATTAATGCGCAGCCATCATAGAAGTACATCTCCTCTTGTTGATTCTTCCATGTGACTGAAGCTACCGTTCCGTAGCTTCTTTTAACATCAGCATTAAATCGTTTGATATATTGCTCAGGATTCACACCATCAAGAATATCGAAGTAACGACTTCCAGCCCAATAAGCACCCATGCAAATACCAAGATAGTAACCACCACCTGATATAAACTCGGCGATTCGGTTCGCTCGTCTTCTAGTGAAGAAATTAGGATACGAGTCGCTATCCCCAATCCCACCAGGAAAAGCAATAATATCAAGATTGTCGAAAAAGTTATCGTCATCTAATTCCTCTTCATTAAATATTCTTATCTGATAATTAGAAGATAACGCATGAATCATTGCATACACACAATCCTCTGAACATTCGGGATGGTGCATATACAACGCAAGGGTTTTCATACTATACGAAGTTGTATAACATCTCCGCTGACTGAACGATAAAGCGGAATGCTTGTTCATCATTCGCTAGATCTTGAGCAGCATTTACTTGAGCAATTTGTTGAATCATAAACTGATACTCTTCTTTACTCAATTGTTGTTGCTCATACTGATCGCGAATAACCAATAGTTGATTCGCTAAACTGGCAGCTGGACCACCCATTCCTGCAGCTTCTCTTAATTGTTCTAACATTATCTTCCTTTCCATGCATCAGCAACAACATCAATGCGAGTTTTGTTTACTTTTAAAATTGATTCACAAAATAACTTATTGTTTGACGCTTTGGCTTTACCAATTGCCTCTTCTAACTGAGCAATTGATTTCGCTTGAGGATCACCTCTTAAATCAGTATAGACTTTTAGTTGATGAATTTTAGTTTCAGCATCAGCCCAATTCTTATCATCGCAATTTAACTTCTCAACGGCAATCTTAGTAGACACCAAATTATTAAACATGACTGGGTCATGATCAATCGGCATGACAGTTGATAAAACTGAACAACCGCATAACATTACTGCTGGAAGTAAATATGCGATTTTCATATTAGTCGTCCGTTGCGTTTGAGCCACACTTTGCACGCTTTGCTTTAGTCAAAGCACCAAAGTCAACTGGCCATTCTTTACCTGGAGCCAATTCAATTGCACCTTGTGGAAATGCATAAGTTACACCTGCTGCCTGCATAATTTGAGCAACTGGCACACGGAACTTAGTTAAATCGTTGCCTAGATTTGGATATGGTGCAACATGCGGAAATGACCAACCAGCAATTTCTTTAGTTTGGTTATTGATAACAATTTTATAAAAACCATGTGGAACAACTACACCATTACCGATACGCTTGTCAGTTGCATTATATAAACCACCTACATAAACTGTATATGATTGATTGCGTTGAACAGCCCAACCACGAACTGAAGTTTCTAATAGTTTCCAGATACCACGATTTAATGAACCTGCTTGAGGACTCATGTTAGTCATCAAAAATGATTCAAATTCTACTTGAACATCCCAAGATAGATCTCCATCTGGACTCATATGTCCTTTATCGTATCCAGTTCCAGCGTAGTCGGCAGGAACAGCACCATTAGGAACAAATTGATTTGCAGCAAAAGCATTAGTACGAGCAACACAACCAAGAGCATTGGTAGGGAGAAGTTCATATGTCACAAACTTCGGTAGCTTTGCTGGCGCATCGTAACCTACTAGATATGCTTGCTGACATAGTGGTTGAACACCTTGTGCTTGAGGGAATCCGTATGGGGCATGAGCCTGACATTGTTGGATTGGGAAGGGTGCTCGTTGCGTCCAAGCAAATGCCGAGATGCTACTTACACAGAGTAGAATTGCTAGAAGTTTTTTCATTTGTCGCTCCAATTAGTTTATAGGGTAAAATCCAAATTTGTAACATTACATATACATAGTAATCAATTATGTAATTCATGACTATTTAGTATCTTTATATGTGTGTCTACGGCAAGTTTTAAGATAACTTGTTTTACCAAATTCAGAGTATATCTGTCTCCAGTTTTTACAACCAGAGACAGGACATACGGGACGATTTAAATAATCGGGACTCATTTTGCCAATGGGTTGTCAAGTGCCTTCTGAATCTTAGAATCAATTTCTTTACGCAACTGACGAATGTCTTGATCAGTTTCGCGTTGGCTTGTTTTAGTGGAACGCTCGACATTTTCAACAACACCTTCTAGACGACGGATATCACCTTTTAAGTCGTTCTTAATATCTTGAGTATATTGAACAGACTTTTCAGCATTTTGTTGTGTTAATTCCATTTTCTTATATAGTTCAGATAAATCTGGAGCCACATACTTCGTAATTTTAGTCTTCATATCTTGATAGTCTTTATATACTTCAAATGCCCCATATAATCCACCAAGAATAGATGATACAATAGTAAAAGCAACCATTAATTTGGCAGGTGTGAATTCATATCCACCGATGCTTATAACTGTATCCTTACTTGCATATTTCTTTACTGCTTCTTCTGCGTTGTCAATAGCAGCATTGACATCTTTAATTTCTTCTGCCATTTTATTTTTCCTTTTTAAATTCTTTATAAAGTTCCACTGCCATTAGTCCTATAATGAAACCTATTCCTAATATTTGTAATTTTAAAAACTGCATACTTAGTTCAATAAACATTTTAATTTCCTCTGTTATATTGTGATTCTACCATTTCATTATGTAATGTATCGGTCGGTCCAAACAAGCCACGACCTAATCTTCTGTTATCAACTGTTTGTTGATTTTTGTAAACTGAAACTGGAGCATAGAATGGAGACTGGACAATCAACTGCTGACTGTATACATCAAATCCAGGTTTAAAAGACATCGCTTGAATAACAACAGTCTGCATTTGTTTCTGTGCTTCCATGTTTGATGCTTTACCCATTTCATTCGCTAAGTTTTTAGCATTGGCTGATGCTTCTTTCTTTTGGGCTTCTGCCTTTCTTTCGGCAATTTCTTGACGGGCAGTTTTGGGTTGGTCTTTATTACCATCCTGTTGGCCACCTGCCATTTGACTTGGACCAGCTGGTTTATCACCATCTGATTTCTTTTCTTCTTGTTTCTTTTCACCAGATGATTTATCGCCACTTGGTTTATCATCAGACTTTTTATCACTACCACCTTGTGGTGACTGTTGACTTGGTGAAGTTGGTGCTGGACCTGCAGGCGCAGGTGCTTGAGCAACTAATTGAACTGGCGCAGCAGGTGCAGCTGCATTATTTGCAGAAGATTGTGGTGCTGCGATTGCTTTATCAACAGTAGCATTACCAGTCGCCGATGGACCAACAGAAACTGTACCACTATTACTAATTGTTGGTGTTACTGAGCCAGTAGTTGTTGTGTTAGTTGTCGTTGGCGTAGTAGTTTGAGTAGTAGTTGTTACCGCTGGTGCTGTTTGCGCAACAACTCCTGCCGTAGCTACTTGAGATGCCATATTTTGTTGTTCTAAAACCATTCTGGTTGCGTAAGCAGTTGAATAGTTTGGACAAGATCTATCATACAAACCATTTAATGAACACTGTTGACTAAAATATGCTTGCGCATATCCTTGACAATCTGTTGCATATAATGGACTAATTGTACACTGTTGGTCATGATACGCTTGTTGATAACCAGAGCAAGTAGTTGAATATAGTGGGTTTATTGAACACTGTTGATCTAAGTAAGCAGCAGCATATCCAGGACAGTCAGTGGCATATAAACTATTAACTGAACATTGTTGATCATGATACGCTTGTTGATACCCAGAACAACTTGTTGAGTATAGTGGATTGATACTACATTGTTGAGTTGTATAAGCAGCAGCATATCCTGGACAAGAGGAATTGTAAAGTGCGCTTACTGTGCACTGCTGAGTAAAATAAGCAGTGGAATAACCTGGACATAAAGGATTATATAATGCGCTTATCGTACATTGCTGAGCAGTATACGCAGCTTGATAACCTGAGCAAGTAGTAGAAGATAGTGGATTTATCACACATTGATCAACTGCACCTGTTCCATTGGCAGACCAACTTAATCCTGTGCTTGGTACACTAAATCCTTGTCCATGATAGTACTGGAAATATTCACCATTGGCTAAGTTACCAGTCATACCCGCAGTTACAGTATGACCAGTAGAAACAAATGCACCACCATACTTAACATTAATACCGCCACTAGAATTGATGTTCAACTCAAAGGTGCTAGAGTTATTTGTTCCATATTCTTTAGTGCCGTACCATCCATAAGTCATAGAGGTAGAGTTACCTTTATACCAAGTAGCATTGCCTGTAGTATCAATCAAGTCTGTCCACAACGGAGCAATGATATAATTATATGTTGAATCTCTTAGGGTAGTTAAGTTTTGTCCGCCACAGCAACCAGCACCTGGAATATTACCAGTATAACTAACAAAACCATTTGATGACATCCAACTGCTGGTAAAGTTTTGTCCATAGAATGGGAAAGAGAAACCAAGCGGAACATGACTCATGCTATCGTCACCTAGTTGTAGGTGGGTAGCTCCAGCAGTACCAGCAATATTTTCTAGTGGTAATGCAGCAGAACCAGTTGCCACTGAAACTGCCAAGCCAGAACCACCTGGAATTGGAACTGATACGATTGTTCCTGTTCCATTATTAACAGGTGTAACTGTCATACCCTGTGGATTAAATACTACTTGTGCTTGCGCCTTGTTGCAGTTTGATAACCCTGCAACTAAAATAGAGCAAAGTAGTACTGCTGCAAATTTCATTTAATCTTTGCTTTTTACTTTTTGTGGCTTGCGTTCTGGATCAGCATTCCAAATCTCTTTGGCTTGCTCTCCGATCTTACCATCAACTGGGCAAGGTGTTCCTGCATTCATCATGGCAGAGAATACTCTTTCGTCTTGACACATGATTGAGACTGCGGCAACTTTCATACCCATATCATAGATACCACGAGCCAGCTTCAATCTTTCGCAGTTCTTATCAGTGGTTGCGCCACCGAAAGAGATACCAAGAATTTGAGTTTGAGCTGCGCCTGAGTAACCAACAGCACATACGTCACTGTTAATAATAGTTACAGCTGGAGCAACTGCAGTTGGAGGAGGGGAGATTACTTTAGTAGTTGTGCTACCACTGGTAGTTGTATTACTATTTTGAGTGCTAGTGCTGGTACTTGTACTGTTACTATTTTGCGTACTTGTACTATCGCTAGTTGATTGAGTAATGATTGGGTCAACTGCCCAAGCATTTGCCGCCAGTAGCATTCCAGCCACTGTTAGCATTGCGCATAATTTTCTCGGAAACACGCCAGTTCCTGTTAAACTTTTTGCCATCTTTTTCTATCCTCTGCCACATTCGTGTGGTCTGGTTATTGTTCATTCGTTAAAACTATAACAAGATTCACGGATACTACACGAAACTCAATGGGAAGTATTACAGAACTATGGGAATCCACAGCCATAATGCTTGGGACATTAACAACGCAGCAGTTGCACCAACGGCAATGCTTGCCCAATACATACGCATATTAACTGCTAAAATAGATGCTGTTAGCAGAACAATTGCGATTTGAAACAGAGACCCAGCGTAAGTATAGAAAGGACTGCGAGCTTTTGCTTCTGCTCGTCCAGCTTCTAATTTTTTTGCTTTGGCCATTAATTCTTTTTTACCCTCACCAGTTGCTGGATCGGATTCATATCTTGCGATTTTAGATGTTAATTTTTCAATCTTAACCTTGTCGCTACGATATTGCGCATCATCTAGAGATTGCTCAGCTAATGTTTGTTTGATTGCTTTTGCTTGGTAAAATGCCCAAGTGTTATTCGCTTCAATAGTGTTGTTCAAAATCTTACTTGAGTTTGCTCCACCAACTAATGTGTTGATGGCAAGTAATGCTGCCAAAATGCAGATTACTAGACCAGCTTTGTCTTTAATTTGTGCTTCTCTCTCAGAGCGAGAAAGTGGTTTTACTGCTTGCTGTTCCATAGATATCCCAATTATTATAGTTATTATTATGAGAAGTAGGTTTTTCGCCTACGATACTATTTAGGTAACTATCCTTTTGGAACAGCTTTCGGAGAAGAATCTTTATTGCTCCAGTCCACTATAAAGTCTGGGTGGACTGGAGTCATAATACGACCAGCAGAATCTAACTCAATTTCTTGGTGGTCGATTGGTGGTTCGTTTATAATCCAATCAGTTTTTTCAACTTCTGTGCTATCCACTGGTGTGGTAGAATCGTCGACTTTGATGGTGACTCCTGGACTGTCGTTTCCTGAACTGGAACTGTCTTCTGAAGGTCGTTGTTCCACACTTGCGGTGCTGGTTGGTTTTCTAAACTTACTGAAGAATCGCTCTTTAATTCTGTTGATTGTGACTGTGTCTTCTTCGTAGTGGTTTTCTTCGTCGCTGGCGTCTTTTTCACTGCTGGTGATTTCTTCTGTTGAGTTGCCATTTGGTTCTCCTTCTTTTTTAAGTGGTATGCTGGCTGCCATCAGTAGCAAAACAGCCAATGGATCAAAAACAATAACAATCATAATAATTACAATACGAACAGCCTTTTCCAAAATACTTTGGTCTGGGTTATCTCCGTACAATAATGCTGCGATATATTTAATTGGACCAACTTCTGCTTCAACTTTTCTAAGTTCAGAAGCAATTGGCGCTCTCTCTTCATTTAATTTAGCGATCTTTGCTTGAGCAGATCCAATATCATTCAATAAAGTAGAACGCTCTTTCTGTTGACTCTTTCTAATTTGTAAAGATCTTTCAGCACCTTTACTGTCATCAGATCTTGACATTGTTTGATCAACAGCAGCATCCATCTGTTTAAGTTGTGCCCTTGCTGCGTCGATGTTTTCTTTCTCTGTTTTAATTTTCTCATCATAGATCGCTAACTTAGAAGCGACATCGCCAGTTGGTACTGCTTGGTCTAAGTGTGCCTTCGACAAGTATCCAAAAATACCCATCGATGTTAAACACATAAGAATTACTAATGCTGTAGTAAAATACACACGCATTAATACAGGAATCTGTTTCCAACTACGATAAATCCATGAAGCAACAACCAACTTAGCAAACTCCAGCACGCTTCCCATTACAACAATAGGAACGACTGCAGCTGCAAAGATTGATGCCAATCCAGCAATTGAATAGTATGCTGCCACTGCTGATAAACAGACGGCAGTAAAGTATAGTAAATATGTCATAACTTTCCTCTGATATGAGAACCATGAACTCTTACGCTGATTTGACCATTGTAATAATCCATTGATTCTAACACTCTCCTAGTAAATTGTTCTCTTGCTTCAATATATGAACATTCAGCTTTTGATTTACAAAAGAAAAGAATCTCTCTCTTGAAGTTCTGTTTTCCAAGTTCTTCAACATCCTTATTCAATTCAATACTAGAACCATAATAATCCATCCA